CTTGTTCAATTGCTTTTTTCTTATGTTCATCATCATTGATTGGTGTTTCTACTACAGACCATTCTCCTGTTGATTTATTAATAGCAATCCAACCACCAAACTCTTTATCATCTGCCCCTGCATATAAATATCCTTGAGATACATAACCAAACGGGTCATCTTTTAATAAGGCATCAAAACCTCCAGACTCTCCAAATTTATATTGAAAAGAATAAGGTGATGCACTTTTTATATCCCATATCTTATCCATAATCTTAACATCATATGTACCATTGATTTCATCCTCACCAAATACATATTTAACTTTCTTTTGAAACTCATCTATTTTAACACCAGAAGATTTTAATACAGCAACAGCTAACGCTTCAATTAAATCTCCAAATATAAATCTCATTTTAGAATTATAAGAAGGTGTCTCTGCCTCTGCACCACTCTTTTCCATTTGTAATTGACACAAAGGTCTACCAATAGAACTCATTCTAGGTTTAAATTCTGTTTCTCTTTCTTCTACAAATTGTTTTATAAATGCGTCTTTACAAGCCTCGCCAAATTCATTTATAATAGTGCTAGAAATAGGAACAGAGGCCTTATTGGCCTCCGTTAAAAATAATTGCACTCTGTTGAGAATAGTAGACACTATGAGGCTAACACCATTTCGGGGTCATCAGCCATTTGGTCTATAACCTTGGCAGATGCCGCATCTTGCTCCTTATTGCTATGTGCTTTTTGATATTTTTCAGATACTCTGGAATTTTCTTCTTCTATTAAAGCATTAAACATATCCATATGTTCTAAGTCTTTTTTAGTAAATTCAATTTCCTTGCTATCTACTGAAACGTTAGAGACGTAGTACACATTACTACCTGCCTTTTTACGTTTCGTTGTTAAATTTAATAAATGATTTTGCATTAAGCTATCTCTGCCTTTGAGACTTTTTAGTGCTTCACCTATTGGTGTAAAGTTAGAACCTGTTACACGAAACAGTACAGGCATAGAATCAACATGCGTTGAATCTCCTGTTGCTGTTGTAGCATCCATAGAAACTAAACCATATACTAAACGATAACATTTAATATTACGTTGGGCATCTATTTCACCTTGAGTAAGTTGTTCTTTATCTCTACCTATTACTTTACCACATCTAACTCCTCCATTGGTATCAATGGGCTCATCTTTCCATGATTTAAATATTACAGAAGAACAGGAATACTGATTATTATCAGCATCATATTCCATGTATTGATAGGCATTAATAAAAGGTCTAAACTGAATAGGTGTATCTTTAATACTATATACTTTAGATTCTATTGCAGAATCATATACAGTATAAACACCTGCAGATAATTGATTTCCATCATCATCTTCTGCAGACCTGTTTATTGTTAACCGAGACAGTGTGCCTGTACTAATTACAGAGCCATCATCCTGCCCAGTCATTCGCATTATCTCCTCTTTACTAAGAGATTCAAATGCCTTTAAGTCATTTACCATATTACCTCCATGGTTAATTTAATTATAATAGTAGCATTTCTAACAGTATTGTCAAGCATAAACTTTAGTTTCTAACCAATTAGAGCCTACTTTTATTTCAACATCCATAGGAACATTGAAGTCAATATTGTACATATCTTTCATTTTTTGTACTACCCCTAAACAACCACTGCGTAAGGATTCAGCGACAATTTCATCCTCACCGGGGAATACATCAGCCACAATAGAATCATGTACTGTATTGACAAGTAGGCTCTTAGTATTGTTCTCTTCGAGAAGCTTTTGTATGTTAATACAAGCAAGAGGAACAATGTCCGCCGTGGCAAATCCCTGCACAGGATAATTTTTTATCTGTGTAGAGAAACTTGAACCACCCCAAGGCATGCGTTCTGCTTTTGGAAAAGCATATTGTCTTCCTGTGGGTAGTGTAATAACTTTTCTTCGTATGGCTTCATCTTGTAATTTTTCATGCCATTTTTTTATATCTGGATATTTTTTTAGAAAAGCTGTATAATATTTCTTTTCATTCTCTGTACCAGACATACCACCATACAAAGGTTTAAACGTATGTGCTTTTGCTTCTTGTCTTGAACATCCAATAATATCAGCAGTGTATTGATGTACATCAACACCATTTTTAATATCTTCAATGCCTTGTTTATCTTGTGCAAGAAACACAGCAGTTCTAAATTCTAACTGAGCAAAGTCTATCTCCATAATCCTACCTCCCTCAAACCTTGAGGCTATAACTTTACGAATAGGAAACGTATTACCTCTTGGTTGATTTTGGAAGTTAGGATTACGACTAGAGAGCCTGCCAGTTGCCGTTACAGTTTGCATAAAACTAGGATAAAGAAATCCTTTCTTTGTTGTATGACGCTTTATACCATCAACAAAAGTATTTAAATATGATTCTAAAGCACTATACCTAGTAATCTTTTCAACAAATACTTTTAAGAATTGGTCACCTCGTTTTGCCATTTTGATAAGAGTAAGCTTATCTGTTTTAAATCCACCTTCTGATACATCCATAACAGAATCTGGAAAAGCAGTAAATCCTGCCTTGTCATCTAAGTCTTTATATATAAATCCTTGGGCTTGACAATCCGGGCACTTACTTAAATTTTTATAAGGTTCTCCATTTACTTTTATCTTTTGTATTACACCCTTACCTTTACAAGAAGGACATTGATGTGCTTTTGTTTTTTGTACAGGCTCTAAATGCCTAGCAAATAATTGTTTTAGTTGTGTGCTAGTAAATTTAGGTCTTCTCTTTTGGCGTTTAGTCATTGGGTCTACACCTAAATTAAATATGCGTGCCCATTCTTTTTTATCTTTTACTTTTACACCATACACTAACCACGATAACTGTTCTGTACTTGCAGGATTTATTTTTGTATCACCCATGCGAGAATGAATAATTTCATCTATTTCAACACGAAGTTTATCATACTCTTCTTGAAAATCTCTTTCAACAGTAGCTAATGCATCTGTATCAATGTAAATACCATTCTTCTCCATTTTAGTAAGCACAACTAAAAAATGACACATGTTCTGTAATGTCTTAACAAGATGAGCGTGTTGTGGTTTTTTAAATTGTAGCATCTGTGCATCAAACAAAGACCTTGTAGCTTTAACATCTAACCTACCATACTCTTCAACAATGTTAATAGGTATATATTGAAATGATACTTTATCTTTCATATACTGTTCTGTTAAATCAGATTTTTGTATAACACCTCTAAATTGACAACATGCTTTTAATGATAAAGGTCTTTTAATACCTTTGTTCATTACATACTCTCCTATCATAGTATCGTATACTCTTCCTGTATAAGTAAAACCTACTTCCCATAACCACAATAAATCAAATTTAATATTATGACCTACAAGTAATGTAGTTTTATCTAGTATATCCTGTATTACTTTTCTATTTGGTATACCTTTAAAATCTCTATGTTTAAAAAATACATACTCATCATTGATACCAAGTGATACTAAAAAGTTATCGGGGTTTTTTGGTGATGGGTCTAACTTACCCTCTTCTGTTATTTGAAAACTTGTTTCTACATCAAATGTACTAATCATTCTGCATACCTCGATAGTTCTGGTATAATGATACAATTCTTTAGACCATGCCACCCTGTTATTTTATTTTTACTTATAGCTAAACTTCTTACCCTTTCATCTGTATCCATTTTATCTCGGTGACCTACACCTATGATAACATCTGCCTCTGCGGCTTTACCTGTCTTACTACCCTCCATCATGTCAAATGTCAAATCAAACTTACCTTGCCCATCTGCTGATGCTTGTGATATAGCAATAACACAGCAATCATTTCGTTTTGCAACTTCTCTTGCACCTGTATAGATAGCACGAAGTTTCTCATCAGTTCGTGCAAAATTACCTGTTACACCTACCTTATCTAATTGGTCTATAACTAATATATCTGGTTTTTCTTTTTGTACAAAGTCATCAACATCATCAAGTGACCAATCAACAGTATCAAGTATCTTAATATTTTGTTTCACTTCGGCCCATTTTTCTTTTGTAATTTGTGTATTATCACGTATTTGGTCAAATGTCATGCCTGTATGGGCATTTATTAGTCTCATTTGTGTCCTAATTGCAGGCTCTTCATTGATAAGTGCACACACTTTAGCACCTTGAG